CTCAACAGCCAGCAAGAAACGAAAGGTAAAGCGATGAGCTATAACGGCAGCGGAACATTCAACATAAACAGTGCTGGTCAGCCGGTCGTCGTCGGCACGGTCATCACGGATACCGCGTTTAATTTGCTAACTGCGGATTTGGCTACAGGGCTATCAACGGCGCTCACGAAAGATGGGCAGACCACGCCCACGGCTAATATCCCGATGGGAACATTCAAGCTAACCAATCTCGGCGCAGGTACGGCGGTAGCCGATGCGGTTAGGTTAAGCCAGTTGCAGAATTTCGGCACGACGACTTTAGTAACGATTTCAGGTACAAATACCATTACGGGAACCGTGTCGCCAAGTCTTACGGCGTATGTGGCGGGGCAAGTATTCTCCTTCATCGTTTCCGTTACCAATACAGGTCCAGCAACTTTAAGCATTGACGGGTTGGGTGCAAAAGCGATCACGAAAACGGGAACAATCGCGCTAGAGGCTGGAGATATGGTTTCTGGGCAGGTAATCCTCGTCCAGTACGATGGCACGCAGTTTCAAATAATTGGCGGCGCTAAAGTCGCGCCTTCCCCAATCACAAACTCGCTTGGCGCTGATGTTGCTCTCAACAACACCGCCAATTATTTTGATGGCCCAAGCATTGCTCAAGGTACTAGCGGAACATGGTTTGTGAGCGGTTCAGTGACTGTTTATGACACAGTCGTTCCGGTAGGTATAAACGCAAAATTATGGGATGGCACGACAGTCATTGCAAGCGCCAATATGTCTGCGCTAACGGCGGGCAATCCTATTGTCATAGCCCTGTCTGGATATATAGCGTCACCCGCAGGAAATTTGCGTATTTCTGTGAAAGATTTAACTGCCATCACCGGAAAAATTCTATTTAACCAGTCCGGCAATTCCAAAGACTCCACCATCACCGCCATAAGGATTGCATAGTAATGTGGCTCCGCCTCCTAGCCAAGTCAATCGCCTACGGCATAGCCTCTGTGCCGCTGTCGTACATCCTGCCGCGATATGCGGAAGACAGGCTTGGCCCCTGCGACAACAACAATGACAACCGTGTCGAGCCTCGCTTGCCCGAGAAATGGGCGAACTTTATGACCACGGACAACTCGCTGTGGGGCGATGCTGGCTGGCGTGAAAAGACTCCCGACTATAAAAGTCTATATTCGATGGGTGCTTGGCTGCGGCGTAATCCCGCGCAAGGTCTGGATGCAGGTGCGCTGGCTGCCCATATCAAGCCCAGTGACCTGATTGAAGTCGAGGGCAACCCCAAGGTGTCTGACGCTCCGCATGGTCTGGAAGGCCGGTGCTATGTGCAGATAGGCCAATACTGGAATCTCGTCAAGGTGACTTGCTTCTGGTGGCCCTTTGACGACCACTGCCTGAAAACCAATCTTGGGTGGGAACTCAAGACCTACGCGGAAGATGAAACCCGCCTTGTAACCCAACCCATTGCCCGTTTTGCTGCATCAATTCGACCAACCAAGTTCGTAACTCAATAAAAGGCAATCATGGCTGAAGAACAAAAATCAGAAGGTGGCGAACTCGACCTAGAAGTTGCAGGTCAGAAGATTCGCACACGCGGCTATCGTCTTGTTGATCTGGCATGGCTACCCCTGCTGCTACTTGTGGCCTATATAGCTTCAATGCTGTATCAGCATGAGGCGCACTCACAGGCTGATGTGAAGGCTTCTGTTGATGCCAGTACCAATGTGGTAAATGCCATGAAGGAAAGCAACAAGGCACTCGTCGAGGCGCTAAAAGAGTCAAACCAGAACACGCTCGGCGCGATCAAGGAACTCGCAGCGGAACAGCGTAAATCAACTGCTGCCATGAGGGAAACTGCCTGCTTGCTCGACCCCGCCATAAAAGACCGCAGAGATGGGCGGGAGTTCTGCAAGCGCATGGTATCGGGTGAGAGATGAAACTACAACTGGTGCGCGACGACACACCCGACGCTGACCATAACTTCGGCAAGTTTTATTTTGACGGAGAGTACCTTGGAGAAACGCTGGAGGACAAAGATAGAGAAGGCGAGGCAAAGGTTGACGGTGACACAGCCATTCCGAGAGGTGTGTACAAGGTCATCGTGTCCCGTTCGGTTAGGTTTAATCGGAGAATGCCTGAAGTGCTTGGCGTCCCCGGATTCAGCGGAGTCCGCATCCACGGGGGGAACACTGAAGAAGACACGCACGGATGCCCGCTGCTCGGACTGAGCCGTACCCCCACCGGAATCCGCAACTGCGCCCCGCCAAACGCAAGACTGTTGGAGATGCTGGAAGCCGAAGGCACTGCTGGCCGTGAAGTCTGGCTTGAGGTGCTGTAGTGTTCCCCCTCTCCCCCACGCTCTGGATCTACATAGGCGTCGCCGTCGTAATAGCCGCGCTGGGTACTGCCGTCAAAGTACAGACAAGCCGACTGGACGCAGTGAAGACCGAATACGCCACTTTCAAGGCCGAGGTCAAAGCGACCGGGGAAGCTGCTCAAAAGCTGGCCGATGCCCAGGCCGCCGCCGACAAGGCAAAAAAGGAGAACATCGATGCCAAGCATAAAAAGACTGTGGCTGATCTTGCCGATACTATTAAGCGCCTGCGCGACAGCCGTCCCAGTGGCGATCTCGTGCCCGCCGCCCCCGCCAATTCCCGAAGTCCTGAAGTCGCCGCCTTCGACCGGGCCGAACTTAGCCGAGCGGTACGAACTTTCGATACAGAAGTTCAGGGACTCATTGACGAAGGCGCAAAGGCAACCGTAGACCTGAACGCGGCGAAGGAGTGGGCCAAGTGATAATCGACCCTGACGACCTGCCCGACAGCCTGACCTGCTTTGCCTGGGCTTTGACCCTGGCCTTTGCTGCCGGCGCGGTAATCTGGTTTAGCCGGTAGACTCCCGCAGCTTGGCGAGGGCGGCACGGAGTAAGTCACCGTTTTTGTTTAACTCGTCAGCACCACAAGTGCAGCCTTCTTGCCTTTCGTCAGAGCATCCGTCTGACGACAAAGGACAGGAGTACCAAGCGTCTTCGCAATCATAATGTCCGCGCTTCTTTTCTCCCGCCATCTTCTCCGCAGCCTCAATCATCGGAATGGCGGCTAGGGCGAAATAAGCCAGCGTGTTCTGTTCCTCCAGCCCGATTGGGCCTTTCATCTTGCGCTCTGCCGCCGCTTTGACTTGGGATAGGTTCATTTGCCGTATCTCCGCCACTCGTTAAACAGCATCCCAAATCCAAAGCAAGGAACCGCGACGATACAGAACCACACTAGAATGAGCATCGTTTTTTCAAACACTTGCCAGTATTGTTCGCAACTCATCACTTCACCTCCTTTTCCAACGCCTTACATGCCCGACAAAGCGCCTTGGCCTCTTTCTCGCTGCAAAGCGGATACCAGTGATTCGTGCGCGGCTCAATAATCATTGAGTGCGGCCTTAGACTGACCCAATGCTTATATAGGCGCATGGCTGACTTGATTACCCGTTCCTTCGGCGGTAGCGTTCCATCAATCTTGCTCATATCTTTCTCCCGTCGATTTCGGTGAGGATGGCGGCGGTTTCTTTCGGATTGTCAATGAATGGCCGACACTTTGTCACCAAGTCACGCATCCGCGTGACTTCGGCTTCGGCTTGCTCGGCGCGTTGCTCTGCTAAGTTAGATATTTCGTTGATGGCATTGCGCCACTTAACCAATTCGGCAAGTTCGCGCTCAAGGGTACGGGCGAAGTCAACTAGGTCAAGAATGGCCTCGTAACTCCACTTGGTCGGCAATGCCCATTTCGGATCACTGCCATCGTCGTGAGATTCGCGGTCGCTCACCTCGTCGTAAAACTTGTCAGTCCTCGGCGTTTCCCCCTCGCCGGTAACCTCGACAGGCTGGCCGCTGCTTGGGGCTGCATTAGGGGTTCCGTATGGCCCGCATAGCGCATAGACAGCGTTCTGCACCAGTGCATCAGGGTCGTAGTCGTCCAACTTTCCACAGTTAGTAGCACCACGGATAGCCCATTGAACGGCAACCTTAACGGCATTGCGCTGCTCGTTGGATAAGGCGGGTGGCGGCACATCATCATCCCTGCCGACCTCGTACACTCTCGGCGCTGTGAGCCAGTGATTCTTGGGCAACGGATAGGATGCGACAGCAAAGGCGCTGCCATCAGGCAATACCGTCACCTTGCCATCCTCTCCCTGCTCCCTCTCTGCCAGCAGGTCGGCAAAGGCGCGGAGTTCTTCCCTGTGCTGACAGCCTTCAAGGTTTGCTGTTGCTAGTATTTGTGCCGCCGTGAACCTGCTCATGACTTCTCCTTCAGGATTTCGGGGATGGAGACGTAATGCAAAATCGCCATCGCGCTATCTTCATAGCCCATTTCTTCTAGTCTACTTACTGCCGCCGCCATCGCCTTCCGCGCACCTTCCTCCCGCGCTGCGGCGAGGGCGTCATCGAAATACTGGCGAGTCACGGTGTATTCCACTGCCTTCGGGCTGGTCATGTCAAAATCCTCCTTCTATGCAGCGATGCGGCGATACGCGAATCCCGCACTTGCAGATGTATTCACCCTGCTCCTTGCCAAGCCGGTCAATTTCGTCGGCGGCTTCAAATATCATGTCGCGGTCATCAGGATGCGTTTCACGATATACCGCAATCCGGCGCAGGTTCGCCGCGTGGTCTACCTTGGTGTCCATTGCTTCCTCCATTGTGTGAGCGCATCCGGGGTCGTACCCAAGCCAACTCTTGTCAATCCAAGCAGCGCCGCACTTGGCGCAAGAAAAGTTACTCATTTCAATATTCCTCTCCATGACGGTGGCGGTGTGCCTTTGTCGAGGATGTACTTACCCCGACTACGCAGGTAGGCGATAGCTTGTTCACGCTTCTCGGTGAGTCGTGCTTCGACGGTGGACACGGGCTGGTGTGCGTTGAGCAGGGGGTTGTAGGGGTTACTCAAATTATGCCTCCTTTTTAGTTTGAACACTAATACTCATTTCATTATCATAAGTATCTAGGTCAATCTCGGTATATTGCATACCAAAATTATCGACCCGATCAGAAAAGTCTGCATTTGGTTTGCGGATCAGCTTGTTCCGCTTGAACGGCTCATAATTGACGTTATGTTGCCAACGGTTCCACTTCCACGTGATAGTCGCCACGTCAGGGTGCTGATCCACAAGAGATTGTGCCATTTTTAATCGGCCATTTTCGATCTCGTAAAGGCTTTCCGTATTCCCGCCTTTCATTGTCATTGTCGCCGTTTTGTCGCATATAAAGGCGTAGAAAAGAACCGTACACCAACCGTCCTTTAGAGCGCGAAGCGAAAGGTCAGTGTCCTCGTTGTAGCGACCTCTCCAGCGATACGGTAGATCATTCTGGATCAGGATACAGGAGTAAATTCTTGTATTTAGCGCAAACGGCGCAAGTTTGACCTTACGAGGCGCAAACATCCAGTACTGGAACCCGGCGATGGCCACGTTTTCATAGCGGTCCACAAATACCTCCGCCGCTCTAAACATCGCGCCGCTCTTGACCTTCAACTTCATGTTATTGTGAAGTCTAGCGAATAGCTTGATGTTGTCGTCAAGGATCCAATGCCGTTTTGCGCCTATCGAGATAGAGTGCTCCCATACCCAATTGCGCGCAGGGATCCCGCCTTGGCCTAGGTTACTAAACGGCAGGACGAGAATCTTTTTCGGGTCGATCACGGCGGCATATTGTTCGTATTCTTGCGGCTCGACCACGATATGGTATGGGATATTTGCCCACTCCAACGCCTTTGATGTAAGGCGCGAATCCCATCTACCTTTCGATATGATATAGATTGGATAATGCGCATTCATAGCGTATCGAAATAGGCGATTGTTTTAGCCAAACCTGTTTCCAGATTTATAGTCGGAGACCAGCCGAGAAGCGAACGGGCACAGCTAATATCTGGCAAACGCTGCTTCGGATCGTCTTGCGGCATAGGTAGGTAGATCAGTTCGGACTTGGAGTTTGTTTTTTCCATAATCCGCAAGGCGATCTCCATGATTTTGTATTCCACTGGATTACCGATGTTGATCGGACCAGGAAATTCAGCGGACATGTTCATCATCTTTACCAGTCCGTCAATCGTGTCGCTCACATAGCAAAAAGAGCGCGTTTGCTTTCCCTCGCCATAAATCGTGATCGGCTTATCGTTCAAAGCCTGAATGATAAAGTTGGAGATTACCCGGCCATCGTTTGGATGCATCCCCGGTCCGTAGCTGTTAAAGATGCGCGCCACCTTGATTTCCGTCTTGTATTGGCGGTAATAGTCAAAAAATAGGGTTTCTGCGCATCGCTTGCCTTCGTCATAGCAGGACCTGATACCGATCGGATTCACGTTCCCCCAGTAGTCCTCCCGCTGTGGGTGAACTGAAGGATCGCCATAGACCTCGCTAGTCGAGGCCTGAAGGATTCTCGCCCCACAGCGTTTGGCGAGTCCAAGCATATTGATTGCGCCGTGAACGCTGGTTTTTGTCGTCTGGACTGGATCATGCTGGTAATGGATAGGCGATGCCGGGCACGCCAGGTTGTAGATTTCGTCCACTTCGGCGTAAAACGGGAAAGTCACGTCATGACGGATGAACTCGAAACGCGGGTTTGGGAGTAGCTTGGCGATGTTGTCCTTCGTTCCCGTGAACAGGTTATCCATGCAGATCACGTCGGCGCCGTCCTCGAGAAGCCTAGTGCAGAGATGGCTACCTAGAAAACCTGCTCCACCCGTTACAAGGATGCGCTTTCTTTGGCTATAGTTCCTCATTTTTTTCTCCATCTTGGATGTAGATTTTATTGCGTGCCACGAGGTAGTCGGCTTCGGGGTACCAAAGTGAACGTGTATTCATTGTAATGGTTTGGCCGATCACTTGGGCAAACTTCTCGACGTTTTCGCGGTTCTCAAAATGAACGATCAAGGTCTTGAACGGCTGGAGATCGTTTTGGACGAACTCCGGCATTCCTTTCCATTCGTCCTTCCACGGCTCCTCGAATCCAAAAAGCGAGATTTGCGATTGCTCAAATTTCTCGCGCTTTTCCTTCTCCTCTTCGGTTTCGGTAACTTGCTCTGTCGGTATGTTTTCCATGGTCAAAAGGGAATATCGTTGTCCATGTCTTCAATGGACTTGGCGGCTGGTTTTGCCTCCGCTTTGGCAGGACGGTCGCCCTTGCTGCCAAGCAGCTGCATCGACTCGGCGATGATCTCGGTCGAGTAGTGATCTACGCCGTCTTTTTGATATTTGCGCGTTTTGAGTCTGCCCTCTACATAGACCGGCGAACCTTTGGCGAGATATTCGGCGGCGATTTCGTGAAGGCGACCAAAGAATGAAATTCGGTGCCATTCGGTTTCTTCTTTTTTGTCGCCGCTTGTCTTGTCTTTCCACGTGTGTGTGGTCGCCACGGTAATGTTGGTCACCCCGTTGCCGTCTGGAAAATAGCGGGTTTCTGGATCTTTACCGAGATTGCCAAGGATGATAACTTTATTGACGGATGCCATGTTATTTGCCCTTCATTTCGTTAAGTTTTTGGACAAGCGTGTCCACTTCGGTTAAAAACTCCATCACTATCTTTTCGTGTTCCTCGATAGCCAAGTCCTTTGCTTTTATCTCGACGTGGAATAGTTCCAGACCTACTATGCGAGGATCAAACGAGATGAAGTGCGCAAACTCGGCTCCCGTTACCCAGCAATTATGCGTGATTTGGGGTATGTACGCCGGCGGCACGCGCTTTTCCATCATGTAGCGGATATGCGTCTTGGTCTTTGGCGACTTGCTTTCAATCAATCCGAGCGTATCGCCTCGGATAAACCCATCGACCGAGCAACCGACCATTATGTCTGGCGAGTAGGCAAACCCGGATTCAACGACCGATATACCGGTTTCCGACTCAAACGCCATTCTGGCAAACGGCTCTTGCGCCGTACCCCACGCCATTTCCGGCGAGATATAGCCTTGTTCCTCTGGCATACCGGAAAGACGCTCGATTGCCAGTGAAGTACGGTAATCTGCACGAGCTGCCGCCTCGCCTGTTTTGATCTTGGCATATAGAGCACTTGCCATAGAGCCGGTAACGCGCCCCGCACGATCCTGCAGCCATTCCGGCGTGCCTTGATCGTGCGGGGAGAGGATGTAGTTCATACGTTGCTCTCGTCTGCGTGTTCGGCCGCTTTTTTGTTGTTGGTATGTGCCTCGACTCCGAGGTTAGTGCGCTGCTCTTTTGTCAGCTTACCGAACCAAGCGGCATAGGACTTCAGACCTTTTAAGGCTTCCTCGCGGCTCTGCTTGAGCAGTTCGGGGTCTGGATCCGCAACTACTTTGGCGGGTACGGCGCGAACCGCGGCATTGACATCATCGTCCTCTGGTGCTACTCCGACGGCGGCGCTTAGGCTATACCGACGCGCGTATGTAAGAGCCGACCCGTAACCTTGTGCATCTGCTTTGCTGACCGGCAACGCCAACACGCCGCAACTAATCCACTCGCCGGAGCTATGTAGGATTGTGGTTTCGACGCGCACCTCGTCTTTGTCGGAAGGCTCCACAGACTGGACGTAACTAAGACCGTTGGCGGCAAAGGCGCTGCGGATAGCCTCGACCACCGAGGCCAGATCAGCGTACTTGCTTTTGAAAAACGGATTGGCAGAGTCTTTGACCGCGCCCTTAATTGCACCTTGTGCTTTTGCCAGAGCTGTTGCAAACTCTTTGATGCTGTCGCTTTTGTTCATTTGTTCCCCCAGATTAAGATTGACCAACAGATAACTGCACCAATGGCGCAGGCATAACTAAGGATGTCACTCATTGCTTGCAATCTCGTAGGCTTTGTCATCAACGATTGCAAGCAGTACCAGTTTTAACTGGTAAGCGGCGCGAGTCAAAGAACGCAAAGCACTAGGATCGCCGTTACAGGCTTTGTCGATACAGATGCAAATGTCGGAAAGAGAAGATGCAAGCTCTGTATCGTTAAGCTGCGCACCTAAAAGTATAGGATCACAGATGATTTCTATAGCGGCTTCGCGTACCGCGTCATCGGAAACGTCCATCCAGTCCTCGTCCCCATGCGCTTCGTTTTGGCTGCTCATGCTGCCGCCCAAGCCAAAACCCGAGCGGTCAATTCTTTGCGGTCATTGCCAAACCACGCGCCGGACGTTTCACGCGATCCATCGGGGCGGGTAATTTGCAGGCGGGCAATGAGGGTCGCTTTCGGCGCAGCCGGCGCCGGGCGGGACAGTTTGCGAATCAGAACCTTGCTCATTTTGCCGCCGCCGCGAAATCGTTAAGCGTTTGCGCACAATCTTCCGCAGCATCGCGGCTAAAAAAACCACCTTCAACAAGTTTGCTGCCAAAGTACACGCCCCACTGACGGCCTTGTTTTTTTACTGAGTAGTTCATTTTTATTCCTTAAGAAAAGCGACAAGTTACATCGCAGAGATTGCATTGTATCAGATACTTTTACCGCATGTAAAGCACTTTTTAAATTACTTTACATTTATAGGTTTAATGACTAAAATTCGTTTTTTAAACAAAGGTAAAACGAAATGAAACCCGATTGGAACTCCCAAATGGTAGCGTGGAAAGCGAATCGAATGACTATTATGGCTATGGAAAAGGCTGGACAGACTCGTGCGCAGATCGCCAAGAAAATGAAGATCACTACCCAGAGGGTCGGCCAGATCGTAAAAAAGGAGAGCGCATAATGTTCGTGATCGACCAACTTATAATTGGTCCTCCGGTAGTCGAAACGCGATATGCCAGAGAGGAACCGATGCGCGTTACTATCGTGGACATGTTGCGCGAGTCGAAAAAAACGCTTTCCCTATCCGAGATCGCCGAAACGATTGGCAAATCAAAATCGAACGTGACCGAAGTCGTGCGCTATCTTGCGCGAACACATCGCATTATTAAGGTAGGCGATAGAAAGCCATACAGGTATCGCGCATGACTTGCTCTATATGCGAGGAACGTCGGTCGCTAGGCGCAAATCGAGCACAATGGCCTATTCTTCACGCGTGGTCGGAGCAAAAACAATGGCCGGTCAATGGCGTAATGGTTTATCTTTCCGCGGAAGAGTGGAAGGATATTCTTACGGCGGCTTTTGAAGGCGAAACGCGGCCAAGAATTTCGCCTAGTCTGGACGGCACCGGTATGGTCATGCTAGGTCGTCGCACAAGCACTTACGGCAAGAAACGATTCAGCGAATGGCTAGACTGGTTAAACGCCGCAAGCGTTCATGCCGAGATCAGAATACCTGCGCACGAAAGTATGACACCGTGACGATTGCCGAAAAAGCGTGGATGGATGATTTACGGGAACTAGGTTGCATCGTTTGCCACCAGCAAGGTCATCCAGGCACCCCGCCAGAGGTTCATCATGTTTTATTTGCGGGGAGAAGGCAGTCTGACATCGAGACAATAGGTCTATGTCCTGGCCATCACCGAACGAACGACGAGCCGGAAAAAATAAGCAGACATCCGTGGCGCAAACGATTTGAGGCTGAATATGGCACGGAAGCCGAACTGCTACAAGCTACCCGCACGCTTATTTCCAAGAGGAGGAAAGCATGAACGACACGATTGTGGACGTTTCGGCCTGTATTGATCGCCATCGCAAGGACGCTGGTCGAATAGGTTTTAGGCAAGGGATGGCTTGCGGTATCGTTTTAGCGGCGTTGACCTCGCTTGGCGTTGCCGCTTTAGTCCAGTGGTGGGCGAGATAAGCCGCAAAAACTCTACCCGAACAGACGCCTGGGCAGAAAAGGTCGCGCAAATAGCCGCCAAGCTGCCGAAAACAGCCAAGGCGACGAAAGCCGCGGCAGCCAAGCGACTTACCTCTGGCCGTAAGGTTTCGCCGCCTAGCAGTCTGGAAGCGGCTGCGCTGCTCCATATCAAATTGGCTGGTTTGCCGGAGCCTGAACGGGAGGTCGAACTCGTGGAAGGTCGCAAGTATCGGTATGACCTCGTTTGGCGTGCCGAGCGTATCGCGGTAGAGGTAAATGGCCAGATTTGGAAAATAGGCGGTCATTCTAGTGGTTCTGGCCTCGAGCGAGATTATGAGAAGATCGCTCTCGCACAGATCGCAGGATATAGGATTTTCTGCGTTTCCGGTCGCATGATAGACGATGGCACGCTAGTGGCGTGGCTAAAACTAGCATTTTACGGGTAATGAAAAATGAAAAATAACCAAAGAATGCTTAATGCTCTCAAAGAGTTGCTGCGCGCCTCTAAGGAGCGTGATGGATTTTATGCCGCTCAAATCGAGGCGATCAAAGTGATAAAGATCGCCGAGGATAAATGCTCCGAAATACCAAAATCGACGGAAATAAATAGATTTATACCGCAATAAAAAATGGTATATACTGCGCTTGTCGGCATCTGATGCCGAACTGTCTCAGCGAACGGGCTTGACTACCCTTCCGATGCCACTACATCGGATAGCTGACCAGACAACGCTTTAGTGGAGGCAAAATGAATTATTACCAGTTTCACATCGGCGATTATGCGGCCCATACCCGCAATCTCTCCATATTGGAGGACATCGCATATCGTCGTCTGCTCGATGCTTATTACCTTGCCGAACGTCCGTTAAGCGGATGTTCAACGGACGTTGCACGGCATATTGGAATGAGCGATCATTTATTGTCTGTTGAGTGGATTCTTTCGGTATTTTTTGAGGTTTGCGACGACGGTTGGCTCAATAAAAGAGCAGATGCAGAGATCGCCAAGTTCAAAGAAAAACGTGCCAAGGCGTCTATAGCCGGTAGGGCATCTGCTGAAAGTAAAATCAACGGACGTTCAACGGACGTTCAACGGACGTTCAACCAACCAAGAACCAAGAACCAAGAACCAATAAAAGACTTGTGCGGTAAACCGCACGCAATAGCGGTTTTGGACTTCCTGAACGTAACGGCAGGAAAGAACTTCAAGCCGGTAGGCGCGAATATCAACCTTATCCTTGCGAGAATGAAGGAAGGTTTTACGGATTCAGACTTACGGGAGGTTGTCGAGCGAAAGTGCCGACAGTGGAAGGGCGACGAAAAGATGGACGGCTACCTACGGCCGAAAACGCTTTTCAACTCGACCAACTTTGCGCAGTACCAAGGCGAGGCAGACCAAACTAAAAAATCGAACCGGGAGATCATATGAACGCCGAGAATTTTCTTTCACGTCTGGACAAGGTCAAGCGCATTGCCCGCGGATGGATTGCTTGCTGTCCTGCTCATGACGATACGTCCCCATCCCTTACGGTATCGGAGAGCGCAAACGGCGGCTTGTTGGTCCATTGCTTCGGTGGTTGCGAAGTCGAATCCGTGGTTGGTTCGTTAGGCTTACGGATGTTCGATCTCATGCCGGATAGCGAAAGAGGCGTGGACCAATCCAGACCATCGAGAATGCCAGCGTCGGACGCTCTGGAGGCGCTATCGTTTAACGCCACTATCGTCGTGATCGCCGCTCTGGATATGGCGAAAGGTAAGACGCTATCAGACGCCGATAAGGACGCGCTATTCCGAGCGGCTACATCGATCAACGATGGCGTGAACCTGACGAGGCGAAAACAGTGAGCCTCCTCGACCGAGCAAGCAGGACGATAAATCGAATCTCGTCAGAGGACATTGACTTTTCCAAATACCTTACCGAGGACGAAAAGGCGCGGGTCATCTCCTCGGACGACATAGCCGCGATAGGTAAAAAGCAGCTATTGCTTGGCGTAGATCACGAGGAAGGTCTTGTCCTGCCTTGGGAGAAGTCGCACGATAAGGTCATCATCAGGAGAGGCAAGCTGGCTATCTGGACTGGCTGGTCATTTCACGGTAAGTCGCAGATGTTAAAGCACGTGATGACGCACGCGCTATCGCTTTCCGAGAAGGTCTGTATTGCCTCTATGGAGGAGGAAATCATTGATGTTTGGAAGGATATGGCGGTAGCCGCTTGTGGCAAGTCTATGCCGACGGCTATGGCGATTGACGCTTGGACGGCTATGGCAAGCCAAAGGCTTTGGTTTTACGACCAACAGGGCTCGGTAAAGTCGAACCAGATCAGGGCGGTTATTCGGTATGCCTCGAAGGAATTAGGCGCAACGCAGTTTGTGATCGATTCGCTAATGATGCTTGCCGTTAGCCGAGATGACTATGACGCGCAGAGCGTGTTTGTTGGCGAACTCAAGACTTTGGCCAAAGATACCGGAGTGACGATTCATCTGGTTGCCCACATGCGCAAGGGAGAGGGAAAGAAAGGCGAGGCATTTCCGGGTACGATGCACGATATATCCGGAGGACATGAGATCGCATCGAAGGCGGATTATGTCTTCAACGTCTGGCGGGATAAGGAAAAGGCAACGCAGCACGCGGCGATCTTGGGAATTGATAAGCAGCGAGGGCGTTTGAATTGGATTGGCGACATAGGGCTTGGATTTGATCCGGATTCTAGGCAATACCTTGACGGCTCGGTTACGGTTTATTGCGACTAATGGATCCAGGAGAAAAAGCCAGCGAATGGACGCGCACGTTAAAAAACCTCGATGCACCAGCAGGACGGGCAATGACGCTGGTTTTTATCCGTAAAAACAACCCAAAACTTATCCCAACTATATTGAAAAACATGGACATAAAATCGCCTACCGATGTTATCCAATACCTTGCCGAAGGTTCAAAATGACACGCGAAAGAATTGACGGCATAGATTCACCGTTTTCTGGTTGGCTTAGAAAAGAAAAGTCATTAGATTCGGTTAAGCAAAACCTTTCTATAACGGATGCGGATTACTGGATCCATCAATACCGTGAAACAACCGATAGCTGCGGCACGCGAGGTATTGAGTCAATCATGATGGTTGAGCTAAAAACAAACTCGGCAAGTTTGCCATTTGCACAACGTGATACATTAAAATTGATAAACGCTGGATTTCATAATGCTTTTTATGATCAAGCCGGTAGAGTAGTAACTAAGAAAGTTCAAATAGACAACAAAACAAGGTTTGTTAGATTTTACGGGGCTTTTTTACTGCAAATTGATACCGATAGGCCAGATACCAGCAAAACTATAAAATGGCATGGTAAGCTAATAAGCTACCAAGTCTTATTGGATGTATTGGCTTTTAAACGCGATCCTAGAACATTAAACGAGCGTGATGATAAACGGCACCACGCGGCAAGTAATGCTCAAAAGCATGGTGATTTGTTCAAAACATGGGCAAAAAGTTACATATAAACAAAAAAACTATACTTTTTAGAACTTTTGGATTATTCTGGTATCCAATGATAACTCACCGTCCTCCCCCTTCGGTGAATGAACTGGCCGTGTCGCATAGCGCACGTTCCCGCCGGGGGCTGGTGTCAGCCAGTGCGCCTATAGCCCTCGGAGCTTTTTATGGATAGCAAAAATGCAGCAACCTTTGTAAGCGTGATGTTCCATTCAGGAACTAATGCTCACTTTATGCACCTGCAAACCAAGAGCTATTCCGAACACGTTGCGCTCGGTACTTACTACGATGCCATCATTGACCTTGTGGATAAGTGGGCAGAAGCCTATCAAGGCCGGTATGAAGTAATCGCTAACTATCCTTCTGATTACCACATAGCTAAAAAGCCGATTGAGTACATCGAGCAGCTTAAAGACTTTGTGGATAAGATTCGTAAGGTGTTGCCAGAGGATACGCAGCTCCAAAACATTATTGATGAAATAGCAGAATTGCTTGATTCAACTTGCTACAAGTTAAAAAATCTCAAATGATTGTCAAGTTTTAATGGCAAAGAGCGACTAAGAGCGATGGCTAAAGGTACGAAGACTGGCGGCGGGTCAAGGCAGGGCAAGCCGAACAAAACTACGGTAGACGTGAGGGAAGCGATTGCCTTGATTGCTCAAAGGAACGTAGAGAAGTTTGAGGGCTGGCTTGACCAAGTAGCTTCGGAAGATCCCGGCAAGGCTGCTGATCTGTTCCTAAAGGCTATCGAGTACCACATCCCTAAACTAGCGCGTTCAGAAACTACGGGCAAAGACGGCGGGCCTGTAGATCATACCTTCCGGTGGCTTGAGTGACTCTCCACGTTATACCCTACAAGCCCAGACCGGCCTTTGCGCCGTTCCACAGCCGTAACAAGCGGTGGTCTTGTCTAGTAGCTCACCGGAGGGCCGGAAAGACTGTGGCAGCGATTAACGACTTGATCCGAGCGGCGGTAACCAGTAAAAGTCCCATGCCCCAATTTGCCTACATAGCCCCCTTTCGCTCACAGGCTAAAAGCGTGGCATGGGACTACCTTAAACATTTTTCAAGGCCGGCGGCAATAAATACCAACGAATCCGAGCTAATCGTGGATATGATAAACGGGTCAAAGGTTAGGCTATTTGGCGCCGATAACGCCGATGCCATGCGCGGGTTAGGCTTTGATGGCATCTTTATGGATGAATACGGCGATTTTAAGCCTAGCGTATGGGGTAACGTGATTCGGCCTGCGCTTTCAGACCGTCAGGGGTGGGCGGTATTCGGCGGCACTCCAAAAGGTAAGAATCAGTTTTGGGACATAAAGCAGACTGCCGCTAAGTTGCGGGATGAGTGGTTTTTGCTTGAGCTACCGGCCAGCAAATCCAAGCTATTGCCTGATGGCGAATTGGCGGCAGCTAGGGCGCAGCTTTCTAAAGACCAGTACGACCAAGAGTATGAATGTAGCTTTGAGGCCAGTATCCTCGGCGCGTTTTACGGCATTGAGATGCGTGAAATGGCGGAACAGGGCCGGATATGCCGCGTGGACTGGCAACCTGAAGTTAAGGTAAATACGGCGTTTGACCTCGGTTACCGTGATGATACGGCTATATGGTTCTACCAAGTCATTCGCGGCGAAATTCACGTTATTGATTACCACTCGGTTTCTGGCGCTAACATAGCCGAGATATGCGCCACGGTTACAAGCAAGCCTTACCAGTACGGCAAGCATTACCTACCGCATGACGCCCGCGCTAAGACCCTAGCGGCTCAAGGTAAGTCAATCATCGAGCAGATGGCTGAACACCTTGGTATCAACAACCTCGCCATCGTCCCCGATCTATCGGTTCAGGACGGCATACAGGCCGTTAGGCAGATGCTCCCAATGACTTGGTTTGACGCTGAACGCTGCGACGAAGGTATGGAAGCATTGCGCCAGTATCAGCGGGAATATGATGAGGATAAGAAAGCATTTCGGCAGACTCCGCGCCATGACTGGTGCAGCCACCCAGCCGATGCCATGCGAATGTTGGCAATTGTTTGGCGGCAAGAGCCAACGGTTAAGCCACCGGATAGGATAAAACCCCTTATTGTCGGCCCCGGCAACGAGGTTACTTTAGACGATATGTGGGCAACACATGAGCAGTCCAACAAAAGGAAAAGACTATGAGCGGCGTTAGTTACCCATATAGGTATTCTTATGAGCACGTTTCCGCAGGCCAAACCGCACAGGTTTTGGGTACAACGGGTGCAAAAGGCGATTATTTGCACCGCATCGTTTGTACTGTCAGCACCTCTGCTACTGGCAACGTGGTTATTGTAGACGGGTCGGGAACGGGCATTCTGACGCATACCATCCTCCCTGCGCTTGCAGGGACGGGCGTGAACGTCTTCAACGTTGAACTGAACGCTGTCTCCGCCGACGGTGCGTGGAAGATTACGACCGGCGCAGGCGTCGAAGTAATGGCAATTGGCATATTTAGCGCGTGATTGCTTGCGTTTTAAAGTCGGGCGGTGACTTTGAACCAAAGCACGTTTATGCGTTGCAGGAGATGTGCGCTAAATATTTGCCGAACGAGGTGTTTGTTTGCCTGACCGATTTAACGCTTGATTGTGAAACGCTACCACTTTTGCATAATTGGGAAGGTTGGTGGTCAAAGCTGGAAATGTTTAGGCTTTCAAGCGCGTTGTACATGGATTTAGACACGGTTCTAGTGGGAGATTGCGGCGAGATGCTAGAAGCAGCAAGGCCGCATGACTTTGTGATTATGCGCGACATATACAGGGGTAAGCGTAACCCGTTGGCAATGCAATCCAGCCTTATGTGGTGGTCAAAACCGTATAAATTTCTTTACGATGACTTCAAAACTGGCGACCGTTATTGCGAAGGAGGTGACCAAATCTACCTTGAGTATGCGTTGCGTAATGATCCGGTTATTTATTGGCAAGACATTACAGACGGGGTGTGCAGCTTCAAGGCTGATGTGCTGGAACATGGCGTTAGGGAGAAGGATAAGGTAATCGTGTTTCACGGGAAACCAAGACCGTGGGAGCAGACAAGGGTTGAATATGCGCTCGGTTAGTGGTTACTTTGTGCCTGAAATTGACGAGCATTGCTTATCTGCGGTGCTTAATGAGGTTGGGGATTTGGGCGTTAGTTTGGACTTATGCCTTGACTTCCGCACGGTTATACAAGCAGGGGGAAATGTCGGCGTGTACCCTTTGGCGCTTTCGCAACGGTTTAAAGTTATACATACCGTCGAGCCGGATGTGGATAACTACGAGGCGTTGCTGGCTAATTGTGCTAATGCAAGGAACATTGTAAGCAGACGCGCAGCATTTGGTAAGGCTATTGGCACGGCGGCAATTGACCGCGTGTACCCCGATAACATTGGCGCTCACCAGATAAAGCAAGGCAACGAGTTCCCTGTTATCACGATTGATAGCTTGGGCGTCACCGATTGCGACTTCCTACAGCTTGATGTGGAGGGTTCGGAGCATGACGCGCTGCTAGGGGCTATTGCTACGATTGAGGCAAGCTGGCCGGTGATAACGCTTGAGCTTAAAGGTTTGGGTTTGCGGTACGGGTACAGCGATGAGGACACGATTGCTTGGCTAAAGGATATGGGCTATGAGATAGCCGACCGAGTGAACAGGGACGTTATATTCAAGTATCGGAAAGCGTAAATGGAACCGAACAGCACAAGCGTACAAAAATGGCTAAATGTCATTTCCGCGTATGACAACGAGTTTAAGAAGTGGGAGGCGCGAACAACTAAGATTGTCAAGCGTTACCGCGATGATAACCGCAGCCAGCACACGAACGAAACCGCCAAGTTCAACATTCTCTGGTCTAACGTCCAAACGCTAATCCCTGCCGTTTATGCCAAGCTCCCTAAAGCGGTGGCTGAACGGCGGTTTGGCGATAATGACCAAGTTGGACGGGTAGCGGCGCAGCTTATTGAACGCGCCCTAGACTTTGAGATTGAGCATTACCCAGACTTCCGCGCAACGATGAAGCACGCGGTTGAGGATAGGTTCCTGGGCGGGCGCGGGATAGCTTGGGTACGGTACGAGCCACACGTCAGGCAGCAAGACGTACCAGAGGACGGGTTGCAGGTTACGGAGGACGTTGAAAACGAACAAGCCGAAGCCTCTGAAAATGAGGATTACACCGCTGGCGAAACCGAACCGCAGGAGGAAATTGAATACGAGTGCGCCCCCACGGATTACGTTCATTGGAAGGATTTTGGTCATTCTGTTGCGCGTACTTGGGAGGAGGTAACTTGCGTCTGGCGCTGGGTGTACATGAGCCGCGAAGCTCTTATTGAGCGATTTGGCGAAAAAGAGGGTAAAAAGATCGCTTTGGACTCCGGCCCCGAAACGCTTACAAACTACGGGCAAAGCACTAAAGAGCGTACCCGCGCCAAAATATGCGAACTTTGGGACAAAGAAAGCGGAAAGGTCTATTGGCTGTCAAAGAACAATCCGACCATTATCGATGAGCGCGACGATCCGCTAGAGTTGGAGGGGTTCTTTCCTTGTCCTGGGCCGCTGTTTTCTACCACCACCTCAGACACTCTGGTTCCGGTTCCTGACTTCATCCTGTACCAAGACCAAGCAAACGAGCTTGACATCCTTTCAGACCGCATTGACGGGCTGGTTAAAGCGTTGCGAGTTCGTGGTGTATATGACGCTAGTCAACCTAGCCTGCAAAGGCTTTTGACGGAGGGCGAAAACAACGCTCTTATTCCCGTTGATAAGTGGATGGCATTTAGCGAAAAGGGCGGGTTGAAGGGCAGTATTGATTTGCTTCCTCTTGATGTTCTGTCAAATGCCTTGCTGCAATGCTACAAAGCGCGGGAGGATATAAAGGCGCAAATCTACGAGATTACCGGCATATCGGACATTATCCGGGGCCAGACAGCCGCTTCCGAAACCGCTACCGCGCAGCAAATCAAAGGCCAGTATGCCGGTCTGCGGCTTCGCAGTATGCAGGAGGAAGTTGCTCTATTTGCCTCGGAGCTTATCAGGCTAAAAGCGCAAGTAATTTGCTCTAAATTCCAGCCTAAAACCATCCTCGAATACTCCGCTGCGGAGCAGATGAGCGAGGCCGACCAAGCGTTAGTGCCGCAAGCGTTGATGATGCTGCAAGATAGTCCTTTGCGTAACTTCCGCATTCAAGTTGATGCCGATAGCCTTGTGCAACTTGACGAACAGCAAAACAAAAAAGACCGGGTAGAGTTTCTTTCGGCTTTTGGCGGGTTTTTAAAGGAGGCGCTCCCCGTGGGTCAGCAGTCGCCAGACCTCGTGCCGATGCTCGTGCAGCTTATGAAATTCGGCGTAGGCGGCTTTAAACAAGCCAAACCGATAGAGGGAACGCTAGACGTGGCGCTGGAGCAATTGAAGCAAAAAGCCGTAGCAAGCCAACAAAACCCGCAACAGCGACCTGACCCGGAAATGATGAAGATTCAGGCGCAACAGCAGCTAGAGCAAGCCAAGATGCAAGCCTCGGCGCAAGGCGAACAAATGCGGGTACAGGCCGATGCTCAAGCCGCGCAAATGAAGGCTCAACTGGATAGCCAGATACACCAATCTAAACTACAAGCCGATATGCAATTGGCGCAAATGCAAGCGCAGATTGAAGACCAGAAAATGCAGCACGAAATGGCTATGAAGTCGCAAGAACTGGCAAGCAAGGAGCAGTTTGAGCGGTGGAAAGCGGAACTGGATGCGGCGACTAAGATAATGGTGGCGCAAATAGGCGCAAAAGCAAGCCTAGACCAAGCTGCTCAATCAGCGGAGCAGGCGGCGGCAAGTGAAATGCAAGCAACAGGGACGCAGGATGCGGCGGCGGCACAAATGGTAGATATGCACGGGCAAACCTTGGCGGCGCTGCGTGGCGTGATGGAGACGCTGGCAAAACCGAAAACAATCATCCGTGGCCTTGACGGTCGCGTTGCGGGGGTACAATGAGCAGCCTTATGGGTTCGGGTGGCGAATTAAGGGCGGTGGTAACGGTTACGCGCAAAAACGGCACGACCGAAAACATCGTATTGACGGGGAAAACGACCCCAGAACAGCACGAGCAGATAATGGAGGCGGCAAATGGCGGTAACACACTCGACGGCAGCAAAAGACGCGGCGACTAACGCGGTCACCACATTGCTTGGCGCAGCCGGCAGCCTGGTGTTCAGGATCTCGCCCAGTTCGGTTGGATCTCCAGGAACGGCGGTTGCAACGCTCGGTTTGAACGCCACGCCGTTTGGTGCGTCTTCGGGCGGCACGGCAACGGCAGGCGCAATCACCAGCGATACGAACGCCACAGGCAACGCCTCGCCGGTTGCGTTTGCAACGCTTCAGGCATCGGGCGCGGTAATCGTGATCCATTGCGCGGTCGCAGCCTCGGCATCTGACATCAACATGACCAACGGCCTGACTGTCGCGCCGGGGGATACCGTGTCCTGCTCATCCCTGACATACGCCGCGTTGTCGGCTTAAGGAGAAAGAAAAATGCCCGGCGTATCTTGGCTACAAACCCTTAACAACTCACCGATTGACGGAACTGCGCTTGCAACCAGCACGGTTGCGACTTCGCTGCTCCCCGCGATTGCAAAACCAACCCTGCCCGCGAACTACTTTACCTCGGCGGGGAAACTGTTCAAGCTGCGCGCTTCAGGCCGGATCAGCACGGTGGTTACTACGCCGGGAACGCTGACGCTGGATATGCGGTTTGGTTCGGTGGTTGTGTTCAACGGCGGCGCAATGACGCTAAACATTGTCGCCAAAACAAACGTTGGGTGGGTGCTGGATGTGGACATTACCGTTCGCGCCGTTGGCGCAACCACTACGGCAAACGTGATCGGGCAGGGGCTGTGGACTTCTGAAGCGGTAATCGGCGCTCCGTTGCCTACTGCGGGCGGCGCGACAAGCCATGTGCTGCCCTACAACACGGCCCCGGTGGTCGGGACAGGTTTTGATAGTACGGCGGCGTTCGTCGTTGACCTGTTTGGCACTTGGTCGGTTTCAAACGCGGCAAACTCGATTACCTGCCACCAGTTCGCATTGATTGATATGAACATGGGGGCCGCAGCATGACGAGTCGGGTTATCCCGTGGCACGTTCCGTTGGATGAACAATGGGACGAATCAAAGAAACGTGCGCGGCGGTGGATTAACACCGCAATGGCAGCGTGGGGCGGGACAACCGCTACCAGCTACACCTCGCTTTCCGCAAACGCGGCGGATTTGCCTTCCGTGTCAATTCCCACAGACCCGTTTTTGCGTATCTATGTGCGCGTTGCGGGGTATACGGTTTCGGGTTTCGCTCGACTGCAATTTAACGGTGATACGGGTACAACCGCTTATTCCTACACGGTCAGCACGTTGGCACCGGCTGGGACGTTTACGACCAAGACCGCCGTTGCTACGTCCGCTGCGGGGATTGTCGTGTCTGCGGTTGCCATTGCTGGCCCCCGGTCGCTGATGGTGTTTGATGTCCGCAACCTCAACGGTCAGGCTCATGGTGTCAGTTATCAATCTGCGGACGTAAGCGAAACCGCCGCTACTGCGCCTAGCATCACTACCGGCGCGGGGATTTGGACAACGACTTCGCAAATCAACCGGGTCAACTTGAACGTAGGCGAAAACGGTGGGCTGTTAATTTCTGGCACGGATATGCTTATCGTAGGGTTTAGCAGCCAGTAATGGGCGCGCAGTTCGTCAGAGGACGAAACCCAGGGGTTATGATGGCCGGCCACGGGGCTGTGCGGACTCTTTACCGTCATCCGAAAAGTTTGGGTAGAACTCCCGGCGATTGGCTCAAAAAAGTACCGGAATTTATCCGGCCTCAATATAAAGGCAATTTTACAATCAACACCGTGGCCCCGGTGGGGGTCACAAAGGACAGTTCCGGCGTTGCGTTGCCAAATTGCCGAGTGGATTTGTTTAAGGCAGATGCCACACAAACGTACATTGCAACCACTTACAGCGATGCCAGCGGGAACTATTCGTTTACCGTTGGCAGCAACGCGGGGTATTTTTTCTGTAGGGCGTACCTGCCGGGTTCCCCGGACGTAGCCGGAACAACGACTGATACCGTAGTCGCGGTGTAGTCATGCCGGATATTTTCCTCTACACAGGGGAAACAAACCCGAATGATATTGTACTGTCCGATCCGACAGTACCAAGGGGCGGGGGCGGAGTAACCCACGCAACTACCGGGGCGCTAATTGGCTCCGGTTCGGCCATCGTTGGGGCGGCAAACAGGTTTGTAGCCCACATCACGACGGGCGCTCTGACCGGCCCCGGTTCGGTAGTTGTAGGGGCTTCAACTAGGTTCCGAACTCACGCCACCACGGGCGCTCTGGTCGGCTCCGGTTCGACAATTGCAGGGTCAGCTAACCATTCCCCCGCCGCCGTCCCTCATACAACCACCGGGGCGCTTACGGGGCCTGGATCGGTCGTTGTTGGCGTTTCCAGAAGGTTCCGCGCACACCCGACTACCGGCACTCTGACGGGGGCGGGGTCGGTCATTGTCGGGTCGGCTAACCGCTCACCCGTTGCTGTTCCGCACACGACCACCGGAGCGTTGACCGGCCAAGGGTCTGCGGTTTCTGGAACCTCAAGCCGATTCCGCGCCCATGCAACCACCGGAACCCTGACAGGCGCGGGCGCGGCCCTGTCTGGAGTTGCTCGCCACAACACGCCACACCCGACCACGGGGACGCTGACCGGGGCTGGATCCACGATTGCTGGCGCGGCAAAACGCTTTGTTCCCCACGACACTACCGGAAGCCTGGTCGGGGCAGGGTCGGTGGTCATTGGTGCGGCATTCCGCTCGGCGGGGCCGGTTCCGCACGATACAAGCGGAACACTGATTGGATCAGGTTCTACCGTAGATGGGACTGCGGCGCGGTTCCGAGTTTATGACACGACAGGGAATTTAACGGGCGCTGGCTCTGTTATTACCGGAGAAAGTCTTAAAACAAGCATTTTCATTACCGACTTTCACGATGGGGATTACCGCAAAAAGAAGATAAAGGGAGAGCGAAATGCGGAAATTCGTCGTAGAAAGCAAATTGAGGAGGCTTATGAAATACTGGTCGAAGGTCGGCCAACAGTCGCAGCGGCAATCGTTGAACCGTATATTAGCAACACAATCCAAAAAACGGCCAATCCTCCTATAGATTTTGGCGCTTTTATGGCCGATTTGGAAAGGGTAGAATGGCTATTGAACGAGTATATTGAGCTTGATGATGAGGAGGTTTTGACTTTGCTATGAGAAAAACATGGATTTACATCGATGGCGTAGCGGTAGAAAAAGGCAATTATGAACCAGATCACCACTACATCATGCCGGACATCCAGCCGTATCAGTCTATGGTCGATGGCAGCATGATCACCAGCCGCAGCAAACACAGGGAACACTTGCGGGAACATAACTGTTTTGAGGTAGGGAATGAGCGTATGGAGAGCAAACCCGCACCCGTTCAGGACACCCGCAAAGAGGTATTAAAAGCGCAATTGTCAAATATGACGCACTCGCAAGCGAACAAAATACTTAACAAGCTGCGTGATGATATTCGTTTTACCCGTAGTTAAACCCCCACAGGGAGTAAAGAAATGGCAGACCTAAATGAAATTGTTCCGGTAGAGAATGCAGATGCAAGGCGTGATTTGCTTGCACAGCAGTTTGATGAGGTAGAAGCGGCTCCGGCGGTTGAACCCGCACGTGCACGCGACGATACGGGCAAGTATGCGAAAGCCGCGCCTGAAGCGGCTCCAGCAGCCCCGGAGGTAGTCGATGAACCCGTCTGGAAACGCCCGCCCGCAAGCTGGAAAAAGGATTACCACGAGGTCTGGCAAGGCGCTGATGATAAGCTAAAGGAATACGCTTACCAGCGGGAAGAACAGATGAAAGCGGGTACTGAGCCGCTGAAGTTAAAAGCGCAATACGCCGATGAGATGCAATCGATAATTGCGCCGTATATGCAGACGATTACGGGGTTGGGAATCGATGCGCCAAAAGCGGTTAAGGCGCTCATGGAGGCCGACCATATCCTGCGAACTAGCCAACCCCATGAAAAGCAGCAATATTTCGCTAGACTTGCACAGAGTTATGGCGTAAATTTGTCCGATATGGGTGGTTTGCCACAACAAACCCCTGTTGATCCGCAGTTTTATGCACTTCAAAACGAACTAAATTCTGTTCGTGGCGAGGTACAGAACTGGAAGCAGCAGCAGGAGCAGCAGCAGAACCAAGTTTTATTGGGGGAGATAAATCAATTCTCCCAAAAAGCAGAGCATTTTGAAGAAGCACGGCCTGTAATGATCCAACTCCTACAGAGTGGCGTTGCGACCGATTTGCAAGATGCTTACGAAAAAGCGGTACGCCTTGATCCAGGTCTTTTTGAAACCGTTCACGCGGGCCAACAAGCTCAAGCGGAAGCGGCGAAAAGGGCTGGTGCTGATAAGGCCGCGAAAGCGGCAAGGGCGGCGGCGGTTAGTGTGCGAGGCTCCACACCCGGAGCAGCTACGCAATCCAAAGCGCAAGATCGTCGGACGTTACTTGCCGAGCAGTTTGAGGGCTTAAGCGACCGACTTTAATTCACTTTCTAAGGAGCTAAAAAATGGCTTTTGCCAATAGTTCTGTTAGTGACATCATTGCGACCAACATTCAAAGTCGCTCGGGTGAGCTGGCAGACAACGTAACAAACAACAACGCACTCTTGCGCCGCCTGAAAGAACGCGGGAATGTCAAAACATTCTCCGGCGGTAACGTAATCCTGCAAGAGATTATGTACAACGATTCGACAACGAACAACACCAATAGCTATAGTGGCTATGAAGTGCTGAACGTGTCGCAAAACAGCCCCATCTCGGCGGCGCAGTTTGGTATCACCCAGTATGCGTCGGCGGTTTCGATTAGCGGTCTGGAAATGATCCAAAACAGCGGCAAAGAGGCGATCATCGACCTGCTCGACGGTCGCATGAATGTGGCCGAAGCGCAACTGGCTAACCGTATCGGTGGGGATATTTATCTGGACGGAACCGGCAACAGCGGAAAGAACATCACGGGCCTCGGCGCTGCCGTTCCTGATGCTCCTTCGTCGGGAACCTACGGCGGTATCAACCGTGCAACTTACTCGTTTTGGCAGTCCGTGGCCTATTCGGGCGTAACGAACGGCGGTGCTGCGGTTACGGCTTCCAACATTCAGCAGTACATGGATTCTCTGGCCGTGCAACTGATTCGCGGAACCGATAAGCCTGACCTGATCGTTGCAGATAATATTTTTTACCGTCTGTATCTCCAGTCCTTGCAGTCGATTCAGCGCATCTCGGATAGCGGTAATTCGTCTGCCGGTGCTGGTTTCGCCTCGCTGAAATACTATGGCGCTGGTATGGCTTCCGATGTGGTGCTGGACGGCGGTATCGGTTCGGCTGCTACTGCAAGCCACATGTGGTTTTTGAACACGAAATATATGATGTTCAGGCCGCACGCAGACCGTAACTTCGTTCCGATTGGCGGCGAACGGCAGGCGGTCAATCAGGACGCCATCGTTAAGCTGATCGGGTGGGCGGGCAATTTGACGAGCAGCGGGCCGCAGTTTTGCGGCGTGTTGATCGCCTAAAGGAGAAAACACATGGCCTACACTTTTGCAGAAAATCAAGCCGGTCTGCTTCAGATCGCAAACATCGACACGGGTGTTACTTCGCCTAGTGGCGTTTCGACGGGTGTTACTACCGTTATCCCCACCCCGCCTAACGTCCTTGGTAAGATCGTGCGTGCTGACGATCCGACCTATGGCGAGGGCGAGTTTATCCTGCTGGTTGGGGTAGCTTCAACGGTGGTCGGTTCGTTGGTTAGCTACAACGCGACGACTTATCAAACCGCGCTATCCGTCAATACTGCTGTTCAGGCTTGCCCCGTAGCGGTTGCTATGTCGGCAAATCTGGCTGGCACGTTCGGCTGGTATCAAATCGCTGGTAATGCGGTCATCAAGAAAACGGCAGTCGCGGTTACTCCGCAAGTGACGCTTTTCCTGTCTGCTACTGCCGGTCGTATTAAGGTTCTTGCCTCTGCGGGTCTGCAAGTTGTCGCAGCTCGTTCGGCAAACCTGGCTACGATTGCCGCAACCGTTTCGACGGTCACGGTGACGATTAACCGTCCGCACCTGCAA